GTCAGCTTCTGTGGCAATGACCACCAGCGCTATCCGGACCCATCTGCCCAATCCCTTGGGGGATCCAGATGTTACTCCGGATACGCAGCTGGAGGCCCTCACAAACTATCTCAACGTTGTCAGGACCAAGGAGATCTTCGGGAAGCCCCCTATGGTGTTCCCCGTAGCCTTGGCCAGCAACACGTACCAGTTCTTGGAGGGTAGGAACCCCAAGAACGGACAAGTTGAGAAGGTTGGTTGGGAGCCTGCAACCACTGTTGTGGTACCATTCATGGCGCCGTTTGTCACTGGTGCGGTCTGTTCACCCGATCGTACTAGAGTCAACGAGCTGCGCATGGCCAATGGGCGGATCATCGACCCACCGGTCAAGCGTGGCCCTCGACCCCTCCTGCCGGAAATGGCGGGATGGCAACAGGAGTTCTGTGATTTGTTCTTCAGCAAGTTGCACCACAGAATGCACCCCACTGACCTTAGTGAGGTGGAGCGCAGACAGTGCAGGCCTGGGCAGAAGGTGAAGCACCAAGCAGCAAGGGAAAGTGGAAGCAATTATGAGCCGCGACATGAGCTGTTCATGAAAGCTGAGCCTGCCCACAAGCTCGCTGATCCTCGAGCTATTGTGGACATGGACACCCGCTATCAGAGAGATGAAGCTCGTTACATCTATCCGGTGGCGGACCAAGTTCCTGAGGTGCTTGAGTGGTATACCTTCAAGAAGAATCCGAAAGAGATTAGCGAGAAAGTCGCCGATATTTGTGTTCACGCAAAGATCGGTGTCGACCTGGGTGACTATACCAGGATGGACGCGCATGTGACCCCGAACTTGCGCGCTTTCGAGCGATATCTAATGCTATACCTCTACCGCGAGTGCTATCACACTGAGCTGGAAGAGGTGTTGCGTGGATGTCATCACAATCGGATTCGGTCCAAGCGTGGAGTGAAGCTGACCACCGAGTACCAGCGCAACAGCGGCGAGATGGGCACTGGATTTTTCAACACCATGGACACCGGGTTTATTGCTTACTGTACCTACCGTAAGCAAGGCCTCAGCCCTAAGGAGGCCAAGGCCCGGATGGACAACGGAGTTCTCTGCGCGGGTGATGACACCATCTGTGCAGACATGGACGTAGAGATGCACTCAAAGGTCTCTGACATGTTTGGCATGGTCCTTGAAAAGAACTTCGTCCGGCGTGGCGAACGTGGAGTTATCTTCTTGAACCGGTATTACGGTAAAGGTGTTTGGTGTGGTGAAGCATCGAACATCACCGACCTGGCCCGGAGTCTGGAGAAATTCCACGTGACGCACAAGGTGGCTTGTGATCCAATCACCAAATTGCTGCAGAAGTGCCAGTCCTACGCTCTTACTGATAAGCGCACACCTATACTCGGGCCCTTCTCCCTAACAGTGCTCGACATGGCAACCATGTTGGACATTGAGATACCCGAGGACGAGTTCCGCATTCGTGCGTTCCGCGCTGGCTTTAGTGAGGAAGTCCAGTGGGTACAGACCGATACGGAATGGATGGTGAATGAGGTTGAGATCCAATGCCCTGGGATGTGCTTACGCACATTCGAGAGGGATCTCGAACGTATGAGGAGGGCGGCCCTGCTACGGGGCACTCTCGAGCCCTTCCTCTACCCCTCTGTTCTCCAAGTCAAGGAATTCCCGAAAGCGCACCCCGAGGTACCAGTAGTG